CGTGAATCGTGAGCGGTGTCAACGGGAATGGCCACGCGCCGCTGCCCGCGCGTGTGCTGTCTCTGCTCTCAGCCGATCATATCGTCATCCGGCCCGTGCGCTGGCTGTGGAAGGACCGTATCGCCCTGGGCACGCTGTGTTTGGTGGGCGGTCGCGAAGGCATCGGGAAATCCCTCTTCGCGTATTCGCTCGCCGCGCAACTAACCCGTGGCCTCCTGCAAGGCGTCTACTTCGGTCAGTGCCGTTCCGTCATCATCGCCGCGTCCGAAGATAGTTGGGAACATACGATTGTGCCGCGGCTCATGGCAGCCGGCGCGGATCTCACGAAAATCTATCGCGTCAATGTCACGACGCCGAATGGTGATGACACGGCGCTGTCATTGCCCGTCGATCTTCTCGAGCTCACACGCGTCGTGGCAATCGCGGATGCCGCCTTGATTCTCCTCGACCCGCTTCTCTCGCGCATCAGCGGCAATCTTGACACACACAAAGATGCGGAAGTGCGCAAGGCGCTCGAGCCCATCGTGACGCTCGCGGATCGCTCAGGTGCGAGTGTCGTCGGCCTGATTCACGTCAATAAATCCAGCAGCACGGACCCACTCACAATGCTCATGGGCAGCCGCGCGTTTACCGCTGTGGCCCGCACGGTGCTGTTCGTGATGAAAGACCCAGACGACCCGACGAAATGTCTCCTGGCGAATGCGAAGAACAACCTGGGCCGCATGGACCTCAAGAGCCTGCAATTCACGATCGCGGAAGTCACCGTTAGTGAAACAGATGAAGGGGAGGTGACGACCGCCCAACTGCGCTGGTGTGGCGAATCCGAGCGCACCCTGCAGGATGCCTTGGACGCCAGTAGCGGCACGCGCGCCGAACAAGGCGCCACCAAAGAAGCCGCCGACTGGCTCGAGGATTATCTCACCAGCCACGGCGGGGCCGCCGAATCCAAAGACGCTAAGCGCGATGGCCAGAATGCCGGCCACGCCGAGCGCACCCTGAAGCGCGCGGCTAATGACCTCCGCTGCACAGTGGGGCCAGTCCCCGGCTCCTTTCCCCGCCGAACGTTTTGGGCATTACCAGTCAGGCCAATCGATCCGGCCCCACTAGACGACGTCCTCACGTTTGAGTGATTTTCCTAATGTTTTCCCATACAGGCCAAATGCCTCACGTCTCCTTCTACACTGGCCCAACAGCCTCATATTTATATCTCTCTTATCTTAAAAGTAACCCCCAGTGGGGCCAGGGCCAAGCGCACGGAGACGTCGCGCGCGCGCGTTCATCATTATGCGATTATTTCTGCCCAGCTTGACGGATATGGCATGATTCCGCTTGACAAATCCTGTGAGTAATCCAAACCCAGAGGCGAACTGGAAGGGCAAGCGCCAGATTGGCGGCCCAGGCCGACCGAAGGGCAGCAAGAACAAGATCACGCGCGAGACGTGGGATGCCGAAGTCCGCTACCTCGCGCATTCGAACATCATCGACGCCTTCACGGCGGTGCATGGCAACAAGCGTTCGTTCACGTTGCGCGAATTACGCGCGATGCCGGAACGCATGCAGCGGGCGATTAGCAGCGTGAAGGTGCGCACAGAAAATCTCACGAGCGGTGATGGTGAGACGGACACGACGATTGAAATCAAGCTGTGGGACAAGACGCGGGCGTTAGAGCTCGGCGCGCGGGCGAATGGCTGGTTGAAGGATAAAGTGGAAGTGACGCTGCCGGAAGAGCAGTTGTCACGGCTGGACCGCGCGAAGGAACGATCGCGCAAAGGGGAATGACATGACGTGCGCATGTGATTACGAAGACGGCAAGGTGACGGGCTTATGCGGGGCGCACTCCGCAGCGATGCGCGAGATTATCAACCAGCGCCTCGCTTATGCGGAGCAGGAACGCACAAAGGCGCTGCGTGAATTACGCGCCTTGTGGCAGCGTCGAGCGAAGGGCGACAAGTCGCTAGGTTTTGATGGGGGCGCGTGGTTGCTCTGTGCGACAGAACTGGAAACAGAAGCGAATCTGGCCTCGGTATCGAAATGAAAACGACGTGGACGCATGACGAACTCAAAGTGGCGCTGATGGCCGCCGACCAGAAATGGGGCGACTGGCCGGAACATAAGTCTGAAGGAAACTCCCTGCCCAAGTGCGACCGGTGCGACGAGATGCGCGCGTGCTTCGAGGTGCTGTACGGCACGCTCGTCACGTTCAACGAACGCAAGCAAGAGTTCTTCTGCACCGTCTGTCGCTACCGTGATCCGCTTGGCCCTGACGGGAACAAGCTCCACGACGACGCCTGCCCAGTGCTGGAAATGGCGAAGGCGTGCGAGGTTAAGCCATGACAAAGACGGCAGTCCCGAAGCAACTGGACACGATTGCAGATCTCGAGCGCGAATGACTGATCTCGCTGTCGCCTCGTCGCGGAACTTCGAGGACGAACTGCACGACTGGTGCGGCGAGCTTTACGCCGACCCGCTCGCGTGGGTCCGCGGCGCGTTTCCCTGGGGCGAACCAGGCCCGCTTGAGCCCTATCGCGAGCCTGACGTGTGGCAGTGCGAGTTCTTCGAATGGCTCGGGCATGAAATCAGTCTGCGCAAGTTCAACGGTGTCGATGCCGTCATGCCCATTCGTGCAGCCGTTGCATCAGGCCACGGCATCGGCAAGGGCGCGCTCACGGGCATGCTGGTCAGCTTCCTGATGTCCACGAGGCGCAACGCGAAAGGCGTTATCACGGCCAACACCGGCCCGCAGTTGCAGGACAAGACGTGGCCGAGCATCACGACGTGGGCGAAGCGCGCCATCACGGCGCACTGGTTCGAAATCAACACGAGCATCATGTATCGCAAGGGCTATCGCTCGGAGTGGAAGGTATCGCCACAGACGTGCGACCCTGAGAACAGTGAATCATTCGCCGGCCAGCACAATGCCGCGAGCACCAGCTTCTACGTGAACGACGAAGATTCGAACGTGCCCGAAATCATCCACGAGGTGCAGGAAGGCGGGTTGACGGACGGTGAGCCGATGCACTTTCTGTTTGGCAACCCGACGCGTAGACGCGGCAGCTTCCATGACATCGTGTTCGCCGGTAAGGGCCGCGGCTGGAAGACGTGGACGATTGATGCACGGGACTGCAAGTTTCCGAACAAGGATCTCATCGCGGAGCAGTTGACGGAATGGGGCGAAGAGAGCGACCGCTTCCGGGTGCGTGTGCGGGGCTTGCCACCGAACGCGGAAGATGCGCAGTTTATTGACTTCATGCGGGTGAGAGATGCTCAAAAAAGGAAAGTCGAAGTCCTCGAAGACGAGCCGCTCGTGGCAGGATGCGATCTTGCGTGGGGCGGGAAAGACTCGAATGTCATCCGATTTCGCAGAGGACGAGACGCCCGCTCTATTCCAGCTATCCGCATTGCTGGCGAGCTTACCCGCGATCCGTCAGTGCTCACGAATCGACTGTCAGATGTATTGGCTGGGACCTATGGGGGACAACGGGTCTCGATGCTATTCCTTGACAGCGCAGGGATTGCAGGATCTGTCGGGACGAGACTCCGCGAACTCGGATTCAGCAATCTCCTCGAAGTGAACTTCGGCGCGGATAGCCCCGACCGGAAGTTCCGCTACATGCGCGACATGATGTGGGGCCGGATGAAAGATTGGCTCCTGAACGGGGCGATTGATATCAGCCCGCGGCTCGAGAGCGACTTAACAGCGCCTGGCTTACGGGAAGACCTGCAGCAACGAGTGTGGCTGGAATCGAAGAAGGAAATGAAGGCGCGCGACGTGCCGTCGCCGGATGAAGGGGATGCGTTGGCGCTGACGTTTGCGCAGACGGTGGCACGGAAGCCGAAAGAGGCGCCCGTGCCGACACCGCAGTTTACCGGGTTCAGTCAGTCATGGATGGGGTAGGATAGGCGCCACATGAAATACCTCACGTTTCAGGGCGATGTGCGCGATACCGAGACGGACCCGGTAGGATGGCTCATCGCCGGGCTGAGACGCATTACGTATACCCATGCGCAGCATGATTTTATTGCGTTCAATGGCCCCGGCGCCGTGGCGCGATTCGCTCGGGCCGTGCGCGTGCGTTTGCGCAAGGACGGTCAGGCGCCGCGAGGTCGGGTGGCGGCGATGCTCGCGGTGATTGATCCGCCGCCTTGTCGCTGTGGGCGTCCAGGCACGCGCGTCATTGGAGCGGTGACGTTTTGCCGCCACTGCGGGCCGACGTCGACAGCTGCGCGTGGTGCACGACATCATCAAGCCATCGCAGACCGCAAGAGTGACGCCATTGAGCAATTTGTGCATGCGCAGGATGTGGCGAGTAAGGCCAAGATTGCGAGCCATAGCACACGGAAGGCGATGAC